AGAAATCCTGAAGGAATGGCTCATTGATGCCGATAAGAATCTCGCTGACCAGCCACTTGTGACGGCAGCGGTTGTCGGTGGCGCATGGGTCGCCTTCAAGCTGCTTCGCCAGTTCAAGGCGTTTGATAAGTAATGTCGCTTGTCCGCAGCCCTGTAAGGTCTGTTGTTGGCTCGCCTGCTCGCAGCCTTCTAGGTGACTTAGCGGGCGGCGGTGGTGGGGCACCTGCTTTCGATCTCACCACGCTCAGCCGTTACGTTGATCTAGATGTTAAGAACCGAGCCAACCTTGATGGCTCTGGGTCGAATATGACGACGATCACGGATCAAGGTTCGGCTGGTTTAGATTTTGCTGAATCACCCTTTGGAGACGGTTTTGATTATGACGACACAGCTGGGACCAACAATGGCGCACCAGGAGCTGTAAGGCTTACAACTGTTGCGACCAATAGACTTCTGTGGACGGGCGACTTCACTGCCGGCACTCTCCCCAATGACACTTGCTGGCTTTGGATCGGTCGCCCATCAACCCAAGCAAGCTACTTTGCATGGTTTCATGACAACAATGCGCGCAGAATTGGTCAGTCGGTCGATGGTGGTTTATCAACACCAGGATTAAATGTTGGCGATCATTATGTAAATCAACAGATCGTTACCACGCAGAACGAGCTTCACGACCAAAGCGCCCTGACAGACGGCAACGACACCTACCCGTTTAGTTATTTTCGTGCGGAGAGCGCTCAAACATCAGGCTCAACTCAAATTCGATTCCCGCTTCTTAGTCCGAATAATTTCCAGAACCTGATGCTCGCCCGACTCTTAGTCATCGATCAGTCAGAGTACGACGCAAACAAAGATGGGATTGATGCCGCAATGATTGCACTTCGCGACGAGTACAGAGCAGGCTAATGAATACACCATCACCAGAATTGCTCTACGAGCTTGCCTTAGACGAAGGCTTCACTGAGCAGCAAATTAAAGACGGAGAGGTCTACTACGTTTGGGGCTTCGGAGATGACTGCGGGAACATGAAGGCGTCTCGTCGCGGATTTAAAATCACAAAGCCAGAAGAGGAGATTGAGGCATGAGCGATCCAGTTTCGGCAACTGTAACAACAGAGAACGGCACGATCGGTCCATTCTTCCTTTCTGGGAAGGCAGAAGCAGATGTTGCGATTGCTGTCACGGCGGGAACGGCGGACCTTCAGCGCAAAATCGATGAGGCGACTGGCTTCGTCAGTGTCTCAACATATGATGCGAGCCAGTCTCTCGTGATTGAGGGTGCTGGTACGTGGCAAGTTCTATGTACTGGCACACCTAACATCACGGCAACTTTCCGCTCACGATGACAGACCGCACAGTCTACGTTCTCGAACAGGGTAAGGTTGTCACGAGAGGTTTAGGCCAGTCTGGTCAATATCCTGTGCTTTACCTGGATGAAGACGAAAAGCTCTCTGTCACGGTCGACTGGTCCGCATGGCTTGGAACAGACACGATTGCGAGCGTCACAAACGAGACCACGCTGGCCACAGCCTCGAATGAGACCAACACGACAACAACCGCGTCATTCCTATTGAACAGCCGTTACAATGGATACGTCGAGCACCGCATCACAACAGCTGCGGGACAAATCAAAGAGGTGAAGATCATGGTAGATGTGAAGCAAGATCAGCCGCGCTATGATTATCCTCAGTCGGGAGTTGTTTGGTGAGCAAGCTATCTGAGCAGCAAGAGAAGTTCTGCCGTAATATTATTGAGGGCCTGAACCAAACAGATGCCTATAAAATGGCAGGCTACAAATGCGCTAATGATAACGTTGCCGCAGCCAATGCTTCTGAGCTCATAAGAAATCCTAAGATCGTTGCATTCATTGATGAGCATAGGGAAAAAGCTTCAGAACGCGCAGAGATGACGCTGCAGCGCCTTATCGACATGGCTGAGCATATCTACACCGCTGCCGTCTCAGACGAAGCCTACGGGCCCGCTGTGAGCGCTTTGAAAGAATTGGGTGTTTTGACCGGATTGCGCGTTGAAAAGCGCCGCAACGAGAACATCAATCGAAATGTTGAAGACCTTAGCGACGCAGAGCTTGAGGCCATTCTCGCGGAAGGAAGTAGCTCAAGAGCTGCTGAATCGCAGGATAGCCCGCAAGAGTCTGATAGCGTTCACTGAATACACGCTCGACGGCTACGAGCCTGCAAGCCATCATCATTTAATCGCAGAGGCCTTAGAGGCGGTTGAGCGTGGCGAGATAAAGCGGCTGATGATCAACATGCCTCCAAGGCATGGGAAGTCAGAGCTTGCTTCAAGGCGGTTTCCAGCTTGGTATTTGGGTCGCAATCCCGACAAGCAGATTATCGCAGCGAGTTATAACCAGGACTTGGCGACGGACTTCGGGCGAGACGTTCGGAATATTGTGAATGAGCCTGCGTTCGGAAAAGTGTTTGAGGTTGGGCTCTCAGAGGATAGCCGAGCCGCTAACCGATGGAATACCGATAAGCGCGGTGTTTATGTTGCTGCGGGTATTGGGACAGCCACAACGGGACGTGGTGCGCATATCCTGTTGATTGATGACCCGGTTAAGGACCGGGAAGAGGCTGAAAGCGAACTGAAGCGTGAGCGGGCTTGGAATTGGTACACGTCTGTAGCTCGTACTCGTTTGATGCCGGGCGGTGCAATTATCGTCATTCAGACGCGTTGGCACGAAGACGACCTAACAGGCCGCTTGATTGAGCAGGAAGAGAAGAACGGAAGCAATACTTGGCACAAGCTTATCTTGCCTGCGATCAATGAGAAGGGTGAGGCGCTTTGGCCGGAATGGTATCCAATTGATGCGCTGCAAGAGATCCGGCAAGAGATCAGCTTCACGAGCGTCAGGGATTGGGAAAGCCTTTATCAGCAGAACCCCACGCCAGATGAGGGCACATTCTTCAGGCGCGAGTGGTTCAGACGCCACAAGGTTGTTCCGCAGAACGTCTTTAAGTATGGCTCCAGTGATTACGCCGTCTCAGAGGACAAGGGCGACTACACAGAGCATGTGTTGGCCGGGATTGATCCAGATGGCGTCATCTACGTGAGCGAAGACAGTTGGCACAAGCAGGCTACCGCTGATGTTTGGGTTGAGGCGAAGTTGGACCTGATCAAGAAGCACAAGCCTTTTTGCTGGTTTGGTGAAGCTGGTGTGATTCAAAAGGCGGTTGAGCCGGCTCTTAAGCGTCGGATGATTGAGCGCAAAGTTTACGGACGCTTGGAGTGGATTCCGAGCATCAATGACAAACCGACACGAGCTAGGGCGCTGCAAGCCCGCGCTGCAATGGGCCTTGTGAGCCTACCCGAAGGACCGGAAGGGGACAGAATGCTTGAACAGCTAATCGCTTTCCCGGCCGGGAAGCATGATGACTTTGTTGACGCATTGGGCACGATAGGCCGCGCGATCGATGAAGCTCACCCTGCTATGCAGCATGTTGTGAAGCAGGCGGACACGAAGAAGACGGGTTACAGCCCTGTAAAGCGTAGAAAGGCTGTCGGATGGAGGTAGCCTATCAGCATCAAGGCAACGTGCTTCAGGGGCCTTGGCAGGACCAGGGGCCACAGTCAGAGGCTTATTCGCTCACGCAGAAGAAGCAGATGTTTCAGGAAGCAGAGGACGCGCTAGAGCAGGCGCGCTTGTTGGCGTTCCGAGATGAAGACTTTTACCACAACTTCGATGATGACCAGTGGAGCAAGGAAGAAAAGGCTGTTCTGAGCGAACGTGGTCAGCCGCTCTATACACACAACCGCTGTAAGAAGAAGGTGAATGCGCTCAAAGGCATGGAGCAGCGCAGTCGCACTGACCCTAAGACGCTTGCCCGCAAGCCGAACATGGATGGCATGGCGGAGGTTGCCGAAGACGTGTTGCACGCCCTGGATGATAAGACGAGCTTCGACACGATCGCTTCTCGCTCATTCATTGACCTGACTGTTCCTGGTATCGAGGCCGTTGAGGTCGTTGCACAGGGCAAAGAGATCGAAATCGATGATGTGTTCTTCGATGAGTTCTTTTACGACCCTCGCAGCCGCAAGACAGACTTCTCTGACGCGATGTATTTGGGTTACGCCAAGTGGTTCGATCTTGAAGTTGCTAAGCACAAGTATCCTGAGCAGGCACAGGCGCTGACAGAGACGGTTTCCAGCTCTCAGGTGTCCACTGAGTACGAAGACAAGCCTACTGGGCTCTGGACGTCACGACACGCAGGCCGGAAGCGTGTTCGCATCGTGGTCATGTACTACAAGGACGCGCGTGGAACATGGCGACTTGCGCACTTTGCAGGAAATGCTGACCTGTATGACGAGGTGAGCCCTTGGCTGAATGACAAAGATGAGCCCATTTGCGGGATTGTTGCGCAGGCTCGTTACAAGGACCGCGAGAACCGTTGCTATGGTGAGCTTCGGGACATTATCGGCCCTCAGAGGGAGCTGAACCACTACCGCGCGAAGATGTGGCATCATGCCAATAACCGCCGCACATGGGGTAATGACGGCGCTTTCAAGGATGTGGAAGACACAAAGACCGAAATGGCCAAGGTCGATGGTCATGTGTCGGTCAATCCTGGCATGAAGATGGGAGAAGACTGGGGCTTCATCGAGTCTGCCGAAGATGTGCAGATTTTCAGCTCTTTGCTGGGCATGGCAGAGCATGAAATCGGTGTTCAGAGCCCTAATGAGGCGTTGATCGGTCGTCAGGCTGCGTCACAGTCCGGTAGAGCGGGTGAGGTTCAGCGCGATGCGGGCATGACAGAAGAGCATGACATCTTCGATCAGCACCGCCAGTTCAAAGAGAACGTTTACAAGCAGATGTTTTGGCGTGCGCGTCAGTTTTGGCGTGAGCCAGACTACCTGCGTATCACTGAGCAGAAGAACGGTAAGGACGTTACGCGCTGGGTTGGCATCAATCAGCCGGTCATGAACGAGTTTGGTATCCCGGTCGATATGAAGAACAATATGGCTCAGCTTGACGTCGATATTATCGTCAAGTCCATGCCTGAAGTTGCTTCGCTTGAGCATGAGCAGCATGAGCAGATGACGCAGGCCTTGCCGACGCTGATTCAGGCTCCGCCAGCATGGGCTAAGATCTGGCTCCGCTCGTCTCAGCTTCGAGACAAGGATGAGCTTGAGCAGATGCTTGATCAGCAGATGCAGCCGCCACCCAATCCGATGCAGCAGCGGGCGGCACAGCTTGAGCTGCAAGAGAAGGCGGCGGGTTTGGACAAGACAGTTGCTGAGACCGAGAAGATCCGAGCAGACACACGTATGCGCCCGGTCGAGGCGCAACAACAAAGAGATATTGAGGCGGCAAAGCTAGTCGCTTCGATGCAGAGGCCACAACAGCCTCAATAATGCGAGCCGCCGTCGCTAACGGGCGTTTTCACTAACTGATACCGACGCCGGGTTTCGGGCGATGAAGTGACGCCGACTCTAAGGGCGAATGGAGAACTTATGTCAGAAGGAAATGACACAGATTTCGACGCTGCCGACGACCGTTTGTTTAGCGGTAAGCCGTTGGAAGAATTAGACGCTGATACTGTTGTAACTGTTGAAGCGGATGCAGAAGATGGGTTTGAACAACCTGTTGAAGATCCGAATGCGCAGGAACCGCAGCAAGAGGCTCCAGTTCAAACCACGGGTGAAGACGACAGCTTTCAGGGGCTTCCGCCTGCGGCCATTGCGGCCATCAAGGATGAACGGAAGAAACGTCAAGCAGCGACTGGTGAACTACAGTCAATGCGAGACGAGCTGAACCAGTTGAGGGGGCGGTTAGAAGCACAGCCTGTGCAGCAGCCGCAACAACAACGGGCTCCGCAAATCCCCAACCCAGCGACAGACCCGGAAGGGTATCACGCATTCATGCAAAGCCAGCAGGCCGCAGAAATGCAGAATACTCAGCTGAACATGTCGGAAATGATGGTGCGACAGTCATTAGGTGACGAGGCGGTCAATGAGGCCTTCTCTGCGCTTAGTCAGCATCCGCAACGCGATCTTTTGATGAGCCAGTTCAGACAGACGACCCATCCCTGGGGTCAGATGGTGAGCTGGTATAAGCAACAGAAGCTTGTGACCGAAATCGGTGATGATCCTGAGGCATACAAATTGAAGCTAAAGGAAGAGCTTTTAGCCGAAATGCGGCAGACGCCCGCGGCTCAGCAAGCGCCTTCCACCCCTCAGACACCAAACCTTCCACCACGTGTCGCAAACACGCCCGGCGCTATGCCCGGTGGTGCTGCGCAACACACGATGGATGACGCGGAAAACAATCTCTGGGGGCGTTAGAGCCTTAGAGGATTAAAATGGCCCTACAAACCACGGCTGCAGACCTGATTCTGCAAAAGTTCCGGTCGAAAGACTACGAACAATACAATCGTCAGCATCGCTACGCAAAGATGGTTGGCAAAGACCCATTCTCCATGATCCAGCGCGAAGATTCGCTCATGGAAAGTGGTGAGTACGTCAATATTGCCTTCACTGACGCTCTCGGACGCACCAAGAAGGGTGCGCAAGTCCTTGAGGGTAATGAGGCGACGTTCTCGCAGCGCAAGATGACTTTGAAACCGATTTGGCATCGTGAAGCTGTCAAAATCAAAAAGTCTGAAGCCAAGAAGGCGTTCACGGATCAGTATTCGATCCAGCGCCGTGAGCTTCGCCGTTGGATGCAGAACAACGTCTATGCGGCTATTGTTGATGCGATGGACGTTGTGGCGATTGACGCTTCAGCCTTTAACGAAGGTGATGCTGATGACGCAACGGGTAACGCGAACATTCAGCAGGTCACTTATGCGAATGCTTCGACCGCACAACGTGATGCATTCGTGACAAATAATGAACGTCGATTGCTCTTTGGCGGTGCGACTTCGAAGCTTGCGACTGGTGACATGTCTGCTTCTTTGGCAAACGTTGTCGCTGCTGACGTGCTTTCGCCTGCCTTCATCGATCGTATGAAACGGATGGCTCGTGCGGACACCTGGAAGACCAACGGAAAGCTTCCAATGCGTCCAATCAGCACCACGAATGATCAGAATGGGCGTGAGTTCTTCAAGCTCTTTGTTGGTGAGCAGTCCTTTGAGGAAATCTCCAACAACGAAGACATGAAGAAGTACAACACTGACGCTCGGATTCGCGGTGTTGAAGATCACCCAATCTTCCAGGATGGCGACCTTATTTATCACGGGGTCATGATCTGCGAAGAGCCAACTATTCAGCCTTACTCGGCTGTTGGTGGTGCGGGTATCGATGTTGAGCCCATGTACTTCTGCGGCGCTCAGGCGCTCGGTTGGGCGATGGGCCAGAAGTACCGTTACACCAAGTCTGACAATACAGACTATCAATTCTTGCGCGGCGTAGGTGTCGAAGAACAGTGGTCAATTGAGAAACTGTTCGACGGTGGCGAGCAACGCGGGATGATTACCGGCTTCGCAGCCGCAGTCCTTTAAAGGAGTAACCATGCCGAGAGCATTTGTATATGTCGGCAAGGATGAGAGTTCCCCGGATCAAGTTACGGTCCGGGGGCTTACATTCAAGCTAAATGGCAAACCTGTTGAGGTCTCTGACGAGGCTTTGGCGAAGGGCTTGTCTGGAAACCCTCAATTTGAGGAAGAGGGCGGTTCTGATGTCGATTATGGCGATGTTTCAGAGGACCGTGACCCTGAAGAGATTATCTTTGCGCAGCAAGCTCGTATTACGGAGCTGCTAGCAACGAATGAAGACCAAGCGGCTGAGATTCGCGAGCTGAAGGAGCAGTTAGGCCAAGGTTCGCCTGTGCTTGAGCCTGAAGCGCCCGCTGTGCCTGCGGATTACACTGAAGACGATGACACGCCGAGTGCGGCTGATGCGGTCTTCGCTGAAATTGATGCATCTGAAGACTGGTCGAAAGAGCATCACTCAACCCGTCGCCGCTGGGCGAATACGCTTTCTGAGGGTCAGGTAGAGACCACAGACGAAGCTGACGAAATCATTCTTGGGGCTCTGGTGGACCGTGAGCAAGACCAAGACTAATCTCGCTTATTCGGTCCTTGAGGAACTGTTTGTCCTTGAGGGCGGGGAAACCCCTGCGGCTGAGGAATTGGCCGTTGTGTTGCGGAAGATTGAAGAAATCATGCCAGAGGTGGAGCGCAAAGGCTTCATCACTGGCTACCGCTCAAATGCGATCGATGAAATCTTCATGGACCCGCTGGCGAAGCTCATAGCGGCTCGCATTTGCCGTAAGTTTGTGACCGATGGTGAAATTGCAATTTATGCATCTCTCGAAATGCCTGCTTGGCGCAAGCTGTCTGAGCTAAGCTCCGAGCCGCATCGCGCACGCCCAACTAAGGTGAGCCACATCTAATGCCGATGGCAAACGTAGCGGCTGGGCACTATGAGCCAGACGGCAACGGAGACGGTCGCAAGGTTTGCATAAACCTCTACAGCGAGCCGAACGAGAATGATCCTAATCGGCCTATGCGCCATGTCATGCGCCCTGGCTCGCTTGATGTAGATACCGGCAACGCCTTGACGGGTATTCCGCGCGGTGTCGGTCAAGCGGATGGCCACGCAGGCGGCAAGGTGCTGATTGTTCAGGGCACAACTGTTCGAACGTTTGACCCGAGCGGGAATGTCTGGAGCGCTTTAACTGGGTCACTTGCGGCAGCGTCTGACAGGATTGATTCAGCCTTTAGCGAGAACGAGGGCGCGATTCTTTCGGGCGGAGACATTTATGTTTCGACAGGTACATCGATCGCTACAGCGACGGACGCTGATTATGCGACTTTGCTGAGCAATCACGGCCAGACGCAGTTCACCAGTGTTGCGAGCCTTGGTCAGCGTTTAATCGCGACATTTGGCAGTCGGTTTTGCTTCTCTGATACGCTAGATTTCAACAATACATCGACCTTGAGTTTTTACACGGCTGAGAGCTCACCTGATGCGCTTGTCGCTGCACGAGTTCTTCAAGGCTCCCTCTACCTGTTCGGCACTGAGACGATTGAGCGGTGGATTGAGACTGGGGACAATGACGCTCCGTTCAGGCCGCAAACAAGCTCTGTGATGAACCGTGGATGCTTGGCGCGTGATACGATTGTGCAGCTGGATAATACGCTATTCTTCGTCGGGAATGATTATGGCGTCTATCGTCTTGATGGTTTGACGCCCCGCTTGATTA